ATCTTCTGTCTTACCATTAAACGCGGATTCAGGGGCGGGATTTGGTACACCTCCTATACCATCGAATTTCTACGATGAAGGTGACCACTACAACACTACTACTTATTCTTTTATAGCACCTAACGACGGATGGTTTTTCGGGAACGCACACGCAATATTCGATAGTAGCAATTGCATTACGGGATACGGTGCGGTGGTTAGTATTCTTGTGGTTGGTGGGGGGATTTGGCATAGTACATTACCTACAGACTTACCTGGTGCAAGTGGAACGGCTACAATAGAAACCGAAGTGAGTTTACCAAATGGGTGGAGCATATTCTTATTAGCGGGGCAAGAGATAAAAATGTACGTTAATGTTAATGTACTTGGAACGGGTGGTACATTGAAGCTGAACGCGCAAGGTACTTACATGATTGTTCAGGCGAGTAATATGATAAACGGCTACGCAAGTATTCCGTACAATATGCCTGACATATTACAAACGGATTTCGTTCGTGACTTAGTAGAGCGTTTTAACTTGTGCGTGGTATGTGATCCCGATAATCCTATGAGGTTAACGATACAACCTTGGCAAGACTATTTAGATGCGGGAACACATAAAGACTGGACGCAGAAACTAGACCTTTCGCAAAGCCGTGAGATAACAAGTACAGACACTTTAAAAAAGCAGTTAGTACATTACCACGATTCAGAGGATACCACAAACATAAACACCAAACAACAAGACCTCTTAGGGCATACTATAGGAGAATACAAACAAGAAATAAGCGGGGACTTTGTTAACGGCACAATAGAAAACAAATCCATCTTCGCACCGTTTAACGTGCAAAGGATTCCACGAAGCGATAACTCATCTTATAGCGATGTAAGCGACTTCTTAATAGCAAGGGAGTATTCACCCAATACCGAAGGACCAGTATCTGACGCAACGCCGAAACTATTCTACCATAACGGCTTGAAGACTTTGGGAGGTAGTCAGTCGTTTTATATTGGCGATTTAAATTCTACGTACTATCCACTTTGTCTTCCGTTCTATAACGCGGGGCAACCTATGGAAATAGATTCGCCTTTATTGCTTTGGCAATTTGCGGTAGTGCCTTCTTTCTATAGTGTAGTATTTGGAACTGAACCAAGTAACCAAGGATATTTCGCAAGGTACTATCAACAATTTCTTCTATCTATCTATTCCGACGAAGCAAGGCTATTTGAATGTAGTATTATGCTTACGCCTTCGGACATATTTAGCTTTAGGTTTAACGACGAGATACAAATAGAAAACGTATCATATCGCGTATTAAAGATTAGTAACTATCAACCTTATTCAGGTGTTCCTTCTAAGGTTCAGCTATTGAAAAAGGTAGAGAAGGTCGCTTCTTTAGTTCTACCCGACCCTAACCAAGAATGTGAGTTAAACGTAACGGGATACCAAGCGAACGGGAATGTAATATTCACCGACCCTTTAGATGGTACGACTTCTTCGGGGACTCAATCTTGTTGCGAAGAGAATCACTTCTTCTGGAATGGGAACGACTGCCTATGGAATACGGGAGGAGGTGGAGGAGGAGGAACGAAACCCACCCAAGGCGACCCGAATTTAGAATGGGTACAAGGTAAAAGCTACCTAAAAGGTGTAGGTGGTTTTAACTCTATTAAAAAGCAAGGTGTATTAGATGCTAACCCTGTAATAGGGGAACACTCTATTCGGGGTTTAAATGTTTCAAGCGGCGCACCTTCGGTAAATAAAGAGTTCGTATTCTATGCCACAAGTTATTCAGGCGTTCCTGTAGTGGCTACACCTGACGGCGACCCTTCCCAAAACGCAAGTTTCACCCTATCGCCTGGCTTTATGGCAAGGTTTGTCGTTAGGGCGTTATCTATACAAACGGACTCAGGGACTTCGGCGGGGTCGTATGGATCAACTTCTTTTAAGGTGTGGACATTTGTATCTAAAAACCTTGCGGGAGTTATCACCACTACGGGAAGTGAACAAACCGACTTCGCACAAAATGACGGCGATGTAGGAACGCGGACGGTATCGGTAGGTAGTGCTAAAGGTCGCGCGGGGTTTAACCCGAACGATGTCTTCGGGGTAGCTATAACGCTCACAGGAACGACGGACACGGTTGTATCGTGGCACTTAGATGTATCTGCAACTTTTGTTAACCTTTCCAACCAAACCGCTTTTAATTCCGATTTAATACTACAAGAAAATATGGGGTATTTAGAAACTGAAAACGGCGAATTTATAGAACAAGACTAAATGAAACAATATATTGACAACGTAGGCAAGTCGATGCCCTACACCTTAAAGTTAGCACAACAAAGGGAGGTGATAAAAAACAACTATTCTTTAATCTTGTACGGGTATTTTGAATACACGGGGTTTAAGGGTTTTTGGAAGAAAGTAAAACAAGGGATCAAAGCAAGAAACAATGTCTGAAAGAATAGATGTAGGAGTAAGGATTACAGGAACGGAAAAGGTAACTTCTGACTTAACCAAAGTTGACAAAACAACTAAGGGATTAGGTGAAAGCGTAAATATGGCTTCGGGTGCATTAGATAAAATGACGGGAGGGGCTTTAACTGCTTTTCAAGGCATAGTGGGAGGAGTTAAGAAAGCCATCATAGGAATCAAGGGCTTTAGGAGTGTTGTCATTTCAACGGGAATAGGTGCATTAGTTGTAGCGGTTGGTTCTTTGGTTGCTTACTTTACCCAAACCCAAAAGGGTGCGGAGAAGTTAGAGATAGCGATGGCAGGGGTAAAGATAATCTTTGCCAAATTAACGGATGTAGCTTCGACTTTAGGCGAGAAGATTATATGGGTATTCACCGAACCCGAACAAGCTATAAAGGATTTATGGGGTACGATTAAAACTTACTTCATAGATAAATTTAACGAGGTAGTAAAGTCGGTGGGGTTATTGGGTTCTGCTTTTGTGAAGTTATTTAACCGCGACTTCTCAGGTGCTTTAGCTGATGCCACCGAAGGTGCGAAGGGATTGTTTATGGAACTCACACCACTGGGAGTTGCCATCGAAACGGTGGGGGCGATAGTGGAGAATGTTACCCCATTAATTGGCGAGTTCGTGAATGAAGTTAACGATGCGGTAGATGCCGCGACAAAACTTTCAAACCGTTCTATCCAGTTACGGAAAGACCAGAGGGACTTAGCTTTAGGTTTTGCCGAAGGTAGAGCGCAAATAAAAGAGTATAACTTAATAGCGGAGGATGTCACACAGACCTTAGAAGATAGACTTGTCGCGGCTCAAAAGGCTATCGATATTGAAAAAGGATTGATGGCAGAACGCCAAAGGTTAGCTACGGAAGAAAGGGATATTCAGATAGCGAATATGGCTTTGAGTGAATCAACGGAAGCAGATAAGCAAAAGCTTGTAGATTTAGAAGTTGCCTTAATCAATATCCGTACCGAGTCGGCAGAGATGCAAACGACTTTAGGAAATAAATTGAACATCATAAGCGCACAAGCAGCCGCAGAGAAAGCAGCAGAGATGAAGACGTTTTTAGATGGCTTAGACGCTATGGGGAAAGCGGAAGAAGATGCAACTTTACTACGTATAAAAAACTTAAAGATTGTAGCAGATGCGGAAAAAGCTACCGCCGATGCAGTAAAAGCGGCAAGACTTGGGATAGTAGCGGCAGGGTTTCAAGCTTTGCAATCTATGGCAAAAACCGAAGCGGGACAAAAGAAGTTAGCTATAGCGCAAATCTTAGTCAACCAAGGAATAGCAATGTCGGAGGCTTTTAGAGGAGCGCAACAAGCGGCAGCCGCAACAGGACCAGCCGCGCCCGTTATGTCACCACTTTTCACGGCTCAGATGTTAGGTATGGTATTAACGTCTTTCGCTTCTATTAAAGGTGTAATGAACCAAGCGGGAGCGTCTTCGGGTTCTATAGGTACTTCTTCGGGAGGTGGTGGCGGTGGTTTAGGAGGTAATACACAACTTGCCCTTACTCCTACCCTTGATTCTTTTGGTGAAGGCACTTTGGCACTTCCCGCCGTTCAAGCCTACATATTACAAAACAATATAGCCGACGCAGACGCTTTAGCACAAGCCTTGCAAAATCAATCTTCGCTATAAATAAACGCATAGCTAAATTATATTTTTATCATTATGAGAAAACAAGTAGAGTTATTAATCGATGAAGGTGAGCTTACAGGTATCGAAGCGGTATCGTTAGTTCGTTTTCCCGCTATAGAAGAAAACTGGGTGTACCTAAGTGGGGCGCAAGGGAAGAAGATAGAGTTCGCTACAGACGACGAGAAGCGTATGTTAATAGGACCAGCTTTAATCCCTGACAAATTGATAATGCGCTTAGACGAAGATAACGAAGAGTATGACGTTTTCTTTTCTAAAGAAACGGTACGCCACGCGATGGAGTTATTTATGCAAGAGGCACGTACCAACGAAAGCACTTTAGAACACGAGTCTAAAATAGAAGGTGTTACTATAGTAGAGTCTTGGTTAATCGAAGATAAGAAGATGGACAAGTCAGCTTTGTACGGTTTCAATCTACCCGTAGGAAGCTGGATGCTATCCGTAAAAATTAACAACCCCGATATTTGGAAAAAAGTGAAAGCGAAAGATGTGAGGGGGTTTTCTGTGGAAGGATACTTCACGGATCGTTTAGTTGAGATGATGAAAGGAAGGTTGTGTAAAAATTGCCCCGAAGACGAAGTTATCTTAGAACAACTTAAAGCCATCATATTAGACGAACTTAACCCAAGCTCTTATCTAAACGACGAACCCTTATTCGATAGTAAAAACACCGCTGAGTTATGGGGTGAAATGTTTCACGATGTTTCGGGATATGAAGAAGTAAAGTTAAACGGCAAAATGCTTTATTCTGCCAAAAATAAACGTAACGGAAAAAAACACTCTTAACCTTGAAAAGCTAAAAGCAAATGAATACAATACAAAAAATTCGGGAGATTATGGGATTACCAAAAACCAATCTCTACGCCGAAGTCAAAATAGACGATGGGCGTGTCCTTGTAACGGAAGCAGACGCTTTTGAACCTGGTGTAGATGTTCGAGTAATAGACGATAGCGGAAGCACCGTAGTACTCGACGCGGGTACTTACACTTTAGAAGATGGTCGTAAGGTTATCGTAAACGCTGAATCTAAAATGGAATCTTTCGAATCAGACGAAGAAGAGGAAATTGAAATCGAGGTAGAGTTAGAAGTAGAATTGGCAGAAACAATCCCCGAAGCAGAAGAAGAAGGTTACCGTGATGGAATCGACGACGAAGCGGAAGATGTACGCGAAGACATGGATTACGATAAAGTTCGTGATGTATTAGCGGATCGTTTCCCTGACTTAGACGAAGCTGTAAGAGATGCAATAGCGCAAGTTGTTTCTGACATCTATTCACCCGAAGTAGAGGTGGAAATGGAAGCGGAAACACCACAAGAAGACATAAGCGAACTTTTAGAAGAGGCGTTTACATCAATAAGCAAAAGACTTGAAGCATTAGAAAACAAACCCGCAGAATCGGGCGTTAATGTTTCACCAACTAACCTTTCTTCTAAGCACAAGAAGAAAGATATTACACAATTATCAGGAGTAGACCGTGCGCTACACATCATACAAAATTCTCATCGATGAATTTATCTTTAAACAAGAAGTATAACTTCGACATTGACGCTTCAGTCAATACTTATGCGGGAGAATTAGCCCTCCCTTATGTCACTGCGGCTTTACTTGGGAGCGAAACCATCGCTAAAGGGCGTTGCCGCTTTTTAGAAGGTATTGTAGGAAAGACCGTAATAAGCGGACTTGCTACTACAGACACAATCCAAGCCGCAAGATGCGACTTTAATGGAGGTTCTAACGTAGCACTTACAGAACAAGTACTTAATCCTTCGGATTTAGCCGTTATGGAAGAAGTATGTAGAGGTACAATGTACCCTACTTGGATAGCTGCTAACGGACGTATGGAGCGTAACGGGGATTTACCTGTAGCGTGGGGCGATTTCCTTTTAGGGGCGGTTGCTGAAAGAACAGGGTCTAACCTTGAAAACCTACTTTGGTCAGGTGACACGGGTGCTGTATTTGGTACAGGATTCCTTTCTAACGATGGAGTAATTGACGAAGCGGGTATTAACGCTTCTGCGTGTCAAGATTTCACGCAAGTAGACACAGGCGCGGCTTGGACTGCTGCAAATATCTTAGACAAACTAAGTTTAGTATTTGACGGTGCTGCTGCAATTCCTGGTATCTTAGGAAAGCCAGGTTGTGGATTCTATGTTTCTTATGAGGCTTATGCTTTCTTCTTACAAGCTGTTGCAGCTCAGAACACGGGAGCAGGTTTTAACCAATCTTTAGAAGGTGCTAACTACTTAGGCTATCCAGTCTACGCAACTTCGGGTATCCCTAACGCTACTGACGTTGCGGTATTTACTTACCCTGACAACTTGGTTGTCGGTGCGAATAGCTATACGGCAGATATTTCAGCACAATTAATCCCTACTTACCAATACGATGGTTCGGACAACGTAAGGATTTCAATGCGTTTCGCAGTTGGTGTTCAATCGGGTGTTGCAACTGACGGTGTTGTAGGTTTTAACTTCGCTTAATCTATGAGTTGCTCAATCACTTCGGCGAGGGGCATTGATTGCCGCGACGCTATTGGAGGCTTAAAAGCTATCTACTTTTGTAGTTCATACTCTGCTAACATTATTGCTTCGGCAACGGTAACGGCAGATTCTTACACTATCGAGGACGCAGATTTTGCGGACTGGGATATTTATGGAACGCCTACGGTTGGTAAAGTACAAGTGTACAAGTATGATTTAGTTACTGACCTCTCTACTTTCAAATCGGGAGTAGAAGCAGACAAAGCTACGGGATCAGTAATGTGGAATCAGACCTTAGACATCGTACTACATAAAATCGTAGCTGCTGACCTTTACCAACTTGGATTAATATCTAAGAACCGTGCGCAAATCTTTGTGCAAGATTCAAACGATAATGTGTACTTGATGGGAGCTACTGACGGGTGTTATCTAACGGGTGGAGATTCTATTGCAACGGGTACTTCTCGTAGCGATATGAATGGACTATCTTTAAGCTTCACAGCTAAAGAACAAGTTCCATTATACATCCTTCCAGAACCAACGGTAGGAGGTGTAAACTATCCTTTCGACGGTTTGACTGACGGAGCAGATATTGCTATCACGGCAGCTTAACCGCTAACGTAAACTAAACGAAATGGGGAGGGTGGCACAAGCCGTCCTCCCTTTTTTATTAAAACGTATTTACACTTTTTATTCTTACCATTGATGTTACAAATTCTCTCTACTTCTAACGAAACTTCTACGGGTACGGAATTGGTGCAAAATGGTAACTTCTCGGAGATAGGTTCTGACCTTGTCACGAACGGAGATTTTAGTGCTGCGGGTATCAACCTTGTAGAAAATCCAAACTTTACGGATACGGGTGCGGATGAAGTAACATACCCAAACTTTACGAACTCAGACATATCACAATGGGTTATGAACTCAGGGAGAGCAGCCAAGACTTGGGATGCTGCTGAGTTTATGCGTTTAACTTTTCTTATAGCTAATGGTCAAGCTATGTATGCGATTTTCGGTGCTGCGACGGTCAATGCAAGTTATAAAGTAACGATGCGAGTGCGAGGAACGAAATCAGATGGAACGACGGCACAAGGTAGTTCTTTTTCTCGGATAGGTGATAACGCAACAATCCCAGCTACTGGTATTGTTTCAAATCCAACCTTAACTTCTGAGTGGCAAGATTATGAATTTTACATTGTTCCAACAACAACAACTTTCAGGTTTTATTTAGCGAGTGCGGATATTGGCGACTTAGTAGATTTCGATAGCATATCCGTTAAAGAACTCGGTGCGGATTGGGATGTATTAGATGACACTTGTACTTTTGGCGAGTATGGTCTTACTATGACTTCAACGGAAGCCGCAGATGTAAGAATTAGAACTAATGGTGGAATAGTCGCAGACAGCACATCGTACAAAGTAACCTATACAATTAACGATGTAGATTTAACTGGTACAAATGCTATTCAATATTATACTGGTTCAGCTCTAAATGCTTATGACGATTTACCAGAACAAGGAATAGGAACACACACGTTTTACTACACTACTCCAAGTACAATAACATCAACTTTTTGGTTTTTTAGATTAGACCTTAGAGGAGGTTCAACAAGTACAACCGACTTTGTAACTATAAGCAGTATCTCAGTCCAAGAACTCGGAGAGGGGTGGACACTTACAAGTGGGGCAAGTATAACTGCTTTAGGAGCAAAAATAACACATACACCAACTGCTGGTACAATAACACAATATTCAGACATAGTAATAGGAAAAAGCTATAAGTTTACTTATGAAATTACGGAAACAGTTTCGGGAGGTTTGAAAATAAATAATGCCGTTACTACAACAATGGTTACAAGTGTTGGAACACACACAAGATATTTTGAAGCAGATAGTAGCTTTTTACA